CTAACCACTTTTGTTTTATGTGTTGATTTTTAAATGATTCTTGATCAATGTGTTCATAATCAGTTACAGGTAGGTCTTCTTTTGACATTTTTTTTAACATATCTAAATTCATATTTACTCCATAATAAAAAAGTGAGCAGTTTGATGTCTCTTATATAATATATTGACACTAGTGAGCCGCAGCGAGTCTTCACTAGGAATTAAGTCTAAAGATTTGATAATTTGTTAAGCGTATCAAATCTGCTCATTTTTATTTATAAAGATTTAATATCGTAGATTTGGTAAGCAAATTCAGCTGATGCAGTCATGTATTCAACATCTGTTGCAGATTGAGTAAAGTCTAACGCACTTAATGATATTGGAAATATATTTTCAAACACAACTTCAACAATAGGATTATTTTTATTTGATAATATCATAAGAAACGCATCTGAATATAAAGCTTTATCTGGAACTGTTCCACCAACTATGTCAGCAGCTGGTGCAGTTCCTCCAGCTGGAGAATTTGAAGTGACATCTCTAAATGTACGAAATTCTTCTCTACTTGATGGAAAACCAATCCCTTTCATCCAATCATGAAGAGACTTATAATTTTCCAAATACTCATCAACAATAAAAGTAATACTTAAATTCTCATATGTTAATTTATCCCCAATGATAGGAATGTCTTTGAATGGTGTAGGTAATGTTCCAGCATCAGCACTAATGCCAGGAAGATTAGCACCAACAGTAAAGAATTCTACCTTTGGTAGTTGATTGATACCAAACCTAAATTGTGTTGGACTTGCATAGTCTAACTTTTCTGGTTGACGTGATAGTGGTGATTGTGCAGTTGTCATACATCTATTTATAATAAAAAAAAGGGGAGAGCAAAAGCTCTCCCCTTTTAAAGTCTATTAGACCCCTTATTTTACATAAGGTTAGCGACTTTAACACGACGATACCAAGCATTGGTGTTCGCATCCAGTGAAGCATCGGCGTTAACCGTGTCAGCGGCAGCAACCGCACCCGCAGCAGCGAATGGGTTAGCAGCAAGACCATAACGAGTCTTGAAACCAATCTTAGGCTGGAAGGAATTCTCACCTACCGCACGAACCATCTGAAGAGGAACGTATGGGCAGTAGAAGAAACCAGCGTCGTAAGGCGAAGTGCCCTTATAACCAACAACATAGTACTGCGAAGCAGCAACATTGGCAGAATAAGGATCAACATAAACCTTGTAACGACCATTCATCACACCAGCAAATGTGGTAGACGAATCATCAACATTGAGGTTGTTGTTAAGCGCAGGCGTGTAATCAAGAACACCAGCCATCTGAAGTGCAGATGCAACATCAGCGGAGCAGATGACCATATTACCTTTACCACGGCGAGTCTGTTGACCAATAGCATTGGCATCACGTTCAATAGCGAACATAAGACCTTTGAATTTTTCAACCGACCAACGACCATTAGAGTCAGTATCCAAGTCGAAGATACCAGCAGTAGTTGTGTTAACCTGAGCACCCTTGACCGCAGTAACATACAACGAGCGAATTACTTCACGGTTGATTTCTGCGAGGATTTCAGAACTTAAAATGTTAGAAAGTTCTGTCTCTGCGTCAAGACCATGAATTGCCTTCAAGTCTTGTGCGAGTTCCATTGTATACTCAGCTTTTAATGCACGACTAACAGCAGTCACAGTTGACTTCTCGATTGAGAATGCCATCTGAGCAAAACCGTTGTCTGAACTATCGCCTAATGCTTCTGCCTGAGCAGTAGTCATACCAGTTGCACTTGTGTAAGTTCCAACAGGACTGTCGTTAAGGACAGAAGGGTTAGTTTCACCTGATCCAACATCACCACCACCGATATCACCAGCAGAGTTTTGGTTAGATGCACCAGTTTGGCCAGGCAATGCCTCGTCAACAAGTGCTTCTGCACCATCTTGTGAAAGGAAAGATGAGCGCATTGCAAAGATAAGACCAGTAGGCCCTGTCATTGGTTGCACACCACATACGTCATACGCAATGAGGTTAGGCATTGCACGGCGTACTAGGGATATTAAGATTGGATCCCATGTATCGAATTGTCCACCACCTGTACTATTGACTGGTGCTGTCTCTCCAAGAAAACCTCGGTCTTCTCGTAGTGCTTTTTCTTGGTTCTCTAAGATGAGAGTAGTAACTGCCCGCTTATAGGGATCGCTGATCTCAGGAAGATCGGGATGCTCTAGGACTGGCTGCCACTTTTCTTGTAGATGTTCTGTCTGAAACATTTGTTTCTCCTTTTAATTTAAATACATCTGTTTTTTATTATAATTTACGCACTTGCCTTTTGATTACGACTGATTGCCGACAAATAAGCACTCATCGCTTCTGTCGTATCCATGTCCTTAGCAGTGCTACCATCTTCATCATTAAATGTCTGTTCGACTACAGTATTCTTAGGAAAGTAACTTTCCTTCAAAGTATTCAGTTTTTCTCGGAATGATTCCTCATTTCCAAAATCAACGTCCTCTGTGAGCCCTCTGAACTTCTCAATTTCTGTGTCGGCCAAATCTTCGGAAACCTCAGATATAACCTGTTCACGAACTAGTTTAGAGTTTGAATTAACCAACTCAACCGATTTCTCAATTGATTCGTTTAATTTGTCTTCTAATTCGGAAATTCTTTCAGACTGTGCTTCGAGAACATTATATTTCTCGTTAGGCACATCAATATAGTGATCTTCAAACAACTGTTTCAGTCCAGAAATAAAGTCTTCTGCAATTTCGCCTTTTAGTCCACGTTCAATTGCTAACTCATTCTCTTTAGTCCATTCTTCTACAACGTAGTTGAGATATGTATCTACTTTTTCAGTAAGTTCTTCTTTGAATGTCTCCACTTCAGTTTCTCTCTCAGAGCTAACTTCTTCGTGTATACGTTCAATTTCAGATCGTACTTTTGATTTAACAGCAGCTTCAAAAATTGTTGCTGCCTTAACTTTAAAATCTTCAGAAAGACTGTCATCGGCATTCATTAAAGCTTGTACGTCTTCTTTGACGTTGATATCTTTAATTCGTGCTTCAACTGCTTCTGCCTTCTGAGTTTCTTCCTCAGTAGGTTCTGCTTTTTCATAAGTCATAGCACTTTTCATATTTTCATATGCGGCCATAAGTTTTTCTTTATTCATTTTTTCCATACCAGACATCATGTCTTTCATGGCAGTCATGTATTCCATTTTAGTTTTAGGCATTTCCATTTCCACTAAACTCTCTTCGCCTTCTAGTTCATGACTAGCTGCAAGTTTTTGTGGTTTATCTGATTTGCCCGCACCCTTCTGTTGTGCATCGCTCTTAACTGGTTTTGCTTTCTTGCCAGCAATATCTGTTGGGGAAGATGTAGCAGTTGGGTCAACTACTGCTGCCCCTCCGTCTACTACTTCTCCGCCTGGCGTTGCAACGGCAATCTTCTCAGCTTTTGCGGCAGGAGCAGCACCATCAGTAGGCTGTTTAGATGCCTCTTCTAGTTCTGCAAGCACATCCGCTTCCAGCTCTTCAATTGTTTTATCTATTTCCGACATTTTGGTGTCTCCTTAATGCTGTTAACATATATTTATAAGTTATAATCTTTTGAGGAAGTTTGCAAATTCTAAAGCTTCTTGAGCATGATTTCTTTTTGCTTCTACCACATCAAATTCTTGTTTCATATCCTCTAACTCTGCTTCAAAAAGATGACCATGTTTCCAAACCCACTCTTTGCCTTCCATAATACCCTCAACAAATGCGTTGGGAGCAGAAGGATCAGCAACAATATCTGCTGCTGTTGCAAGATAAAAATCGTCACGAACATAGTTCGCACCATTCTTTTGATTCAAACTACCCATTCCTCTTGAAGAAACACCTAGTTTTGCACCTTCATCCATAAGACTCTTTACAATCTCACCCATAGGGGTTGACATTATTTTTGCCTCACCGATAAAATTCTTTCCATCAGGTTCTAAAGAAGTAATCATATGAGATACACGTTCCAGATTGACCGTTGGGCCATCAGGATGTCCTAGTTCTCCATATGCACGATTCTCTTTAATAAAATTCTTGTTGTATTTTATAACTTCGTTCTGAAGTACTTCCATAGGATATACTCGACCATTACGATTTTTAATATCAGCCTGCATAAAGATACCACGAATTTTGTAGGTCTTACCACCGTCTTCTTTTGCTTCGGTAATATATTC